GCCTTTGGGCCAAAGAGGTGGACAACGCAGAGATATTCAAGATGATTTCACCCGCTTTTTCTACTCTTATAGGCGGCATGATTGGGTTCCTGAGTGGTATCAAACTCATGCAGAATGACGAAAAATCTAAATGTAAGGACTGATTATGTTTGAAGTATTTGGTGGCATATTGGGCGGGGCGTTAGGTGGTATCTTTCGCTTGGCCCCCGAGGTGCTCAAGTTTTTTGACAAGAAGAACGAACGTCTACACGAGATGGCAATGTTCTCCCGTCAGTGTGAACTGGAGCAAATTAGGGGTCAGATGAAGTTGGCTGAGATTGGGGCACAACGGGAAGCGGCTATTGACGTAGGCGTAATGGATGCGTTTCAGTCTGCAATAGAACAACAAGCAACAATGGTCAAAGCCGCAGGTGGCTGGGCGGCTAGTTTGTCTGCATCAGTTCGCCCTGTCGTTACGTACTGGATTCTTTTGGTCTGGTCATGCGTTCACTTATGGTTTGGCTGGAACGCATACGTTGCAGGAGCGCCCCCGATGGAGGTCTTCAAGATGATGATTTCCCCTGATTTCTCAGCACTCTTGGCAGGAACAATCAACTATTGGTTTCTTGATAGAACTTTGAAACAACGTGGGTTATGAACCTAGAACTTGCCGCAGAACTGTGCAGAAAATACGAGGGGTATCGCTCCAAGCCGTACCTCTGCCCAGCCAATGTTGCCACAATAGGCTACGGCTCAACCTATTACGCTGACGGCAAGAAGGTCACGCTGCAAGATTCACCGATGGATGAGCCTACAGCAAGGGCTTTGTTGTTAGTGGAACTTGAGCATACCTACCTGCCTGGTGTTCTGCGTAACTGCCCCATCCTTGCTACAGACGAGCGTAAGTGCAATTCCATCGTGGACTTTGCCTACAATTGCGGCGTGGGGCGCTTGCAAACAAGCACATTAAAGAGGAAAATCAACGCCAATGATTGGGAAGGCGCAAAGGAACAACTGATGCTCTGGACTAAAGGTGGCGGCAAGGTATTGCCGGGGCTGTTAAAACGGCGCATTTCTGAGTGCGCCCTACTGGATTGACCGATGCCATTAAAGAAGATACTGTTTAAACCCGGGGTCAATAAAGAGAACACACGGTACACAACCGAGGGTGGATGGTATGAAGCCGACAAGATTCGGTTCCGGCAGGGTAATCCAGAAAGCATTGGCGGTTGGGTGCAAACTTCTACCAATGTATTCTTAGGTATCTGCCGGTCTTTGTGGAACTGGGTGCTTTTAGACGGTAGGAACATCATTGGTGTCGGCACTAACTTAAAGTTTTACCTTGAGAACGGTGGGGCGTATTACGACATTACACCGCTTAGAGCCTCATCCACAATTAACAATAATCCTTTTGTAGCAACAAACGGCTCTGCTACCATCACAGTAACAGACACAGCGCACGGCGCTTCTACTGGTGATTTTGTAACCTTTAGTAGTGCTGTAGGGCTAGGCGGAAACATCACCGCAGCAGTCTTAAATGCCAATTATCAAATTACCGTCTTAACTACTAACACCTACACATTCACAGCCACGGCCACGGCCAATGCAACGGATGCCTCTGGTTCACCCGGTGGTGGCGCTGTTGTTTTGGCGGCATACGAAATCAGTGTTGGCCCGGCGGTTCAGATTCCTTTGGTTGGTTGGGGTGCTGGTGGTTGGGGGCTAGGGACTTGGGGCAATGGTTTAGCTAGTGCATCGGCCCTGCGTATTTGGAGCCAGCAAAACTTTGGTGAAGACCTTGTATTTAATCCCCGTGGTGGTGGTTTGTATTATTGGGACGCTAGTGGAACACTAACTACCAGAGGTGTACTGGTATCTAGTTTGCCCGGAGCAGATGCAGAGGTTCCCTCTGTGGTCAATCTAGTTTCTGTTTCAGATACATCACGATTTGTATTCTGTTTTGGCTGTGATGACTATGGAAGTGCAGTCCTTAATCCTATGTTAATTCGCTGGTCAGACCAAGAGGATATTTTGACTTGGAATCCTGCTACCACCAATCAAGCCGGTAGTACGACTCTTTCTCATGGATCGCAAATTATTGCAGTTGTTCAATCACGACAAGAACAAGTTGTATTCACAGATTCTGCTGTGTATTCACTTCAGTACCTTGGCCCGCCCGTGGTCTGGCAGACTCAACTTTTAGGTGATAACACATCTATCTACGGCCCAAACGCCGCTGCTGTAGCTTCCGGCATTGTGTACTGGATGGGCATAGACAAGTTCTATAAATACGATGGTAGGGTACAAACCTTGAACTGCGATCTGCGCCGTTACATATTTAACGACATCAACAGAGATCAAAACTTGCAAGTCTTTGCTGGGGTCAATGAAGGCTTTAACGAAGTCTGGTGGTTCTACTGCTCAGAAGGAAGCACCACAGTAAACAGATATGTTATTTACAACTATGTAGAAAACGAAGGTAAAGGTGTTTGGTACTACGGCACAATGGGACGGACAGCTTGGCTGGACTCAGGTCTAAGAGACTTTCCTATAGCGGCTACCTACACACTCAATCTTGTTGAGCATGAGAACGGCATCAACGACAACGAAACCTCCACGACACAACCACTTGATGCTTACGTATCATCAGCAGAATTTGATATTGAAGACGGGCATAGCTTTGGGTTTATTTGGAGAATAGTCCCAGATCTTACCTTTGGAGATTCCACAAACAGCCCGACCGCCGTCAGCCCTCGGGTCACTATGAGCCTATTGGGACTGTCTAACTCAGGCTCCGGGGTGCTTAACACTGCATCTGCATTGGTCACTAAAGGTAGTAACTTTGTGATTACTGAAGAGTTTACTGGACAGATCTTTACTCGGATCAGGGGTAGGCAGATGATCTTTAAGATTGCTTCCAATCAAATTAACACAGCATGGCAACTGGGTGCTCCTAGAATTGACATCAGACCTGACGGGCGCAGATAAATGGCACAACTCAACGCCAAAGCGCCTAGCTTACCTCTGCCCGGTGAGGAGTATGAACGTGAGTATCTTGACAAGCTTACGAACGTGCTTCGCCTGTACTTTAACCAACTAGACAACCCGGGGCCGCTGGGCGCTACAAGTTTAAACTTTGATTTAAACAACCTACCGACAGAGGCGTCTTTGGGAACTCTGAGGGTGGGTGATGTGTACCGTGATACAACAGCCAGTAATGTATTGAAGGTTAAGGTTTAAACATGGCAATAGCACAAGACATACAAGCGGCATTTGAAGCCGGTGATATTGACAAAGTTAACTCTTTGCTAAGTCAATATGGTGTATCTGAAAATCAAGCGGCCAGCTTGTTTAAGCTTGATCCTGCTCAATTAGCTTATGTAAAAAATTCAGGCGTTAGTTTTTATACACCACCTGAAGATCCTATTATTGTTGCACCACCGCCAGCAGCTAAAATTTCTGCGCCTACCAGTGGCCGCGTATTAGAAGACACTGACGAAGCTCCAATTGAGCAACAAATTGCGTCAGCATCAATTCAGCATTCTTATTCAGAAGTGGATAAAAAGAATCCTGCTATTGTTCGGGAAATTTCTTATTTAACTGGCGAAGTTTTAGACACTCATATATTGGCTGGTGGTGGAAGTCAAGGTCTTGCAAAAGCAGCATTGCCAGTTATTGGTATGGCGATTAACATAATTGCTCCCGGTGCTGGATTAGTCGTAGCAAATGCATTAGGTGTATCCGCCGCTATGGGTTCGGCACTTATACAAGCTGGATTGCAAGTAGCTGGCGGCGCTAAACTAGAGGACGTAGTTAAAAATATTGCTCTTTCTCAAGTTGGAGCAGCAGGTTCAAGCGCCTTTAACACAGCAGTAGGTGAGCTTACTAATAATACATTTGTTAATGATATTGTTAATAATGTTGCCGCTAACGTTATTACTGGTGTTGTGTCTGGTAAAGATGCAAGTCAAATAGCAACTGGTGTATTGGGATCTGTTGTTAGCACTACAGTTGCAGAACAGACCGGAAGCACAGCGTTAGGTGCTACAGCGGCTACTTTGGTTACAACCAATGGCAATACTACGGCAGCTTTAAACACGCTGGTTAATGCGGCTGGGTCTTCGTTTAATCAAGCTGATGCAAAAAATATTATTAACACACTACAAAATTCTGTAGTGGTTAATAACGCTGGTGCAGCATCATTTGCAGACGCAAATACAGCGCCTGATACTGACACTCAAATTTCCAATCAAATTACCCAATCTTTAATATCTGACGGTTCTGGGGCAACTGATATAAATGCCGCCGCTACCGCTGCCGCAAATGCAGGGTTGAATCAATTTACATTTGGTGGTGGCCAATACACCATTGACAACAATAACGCCGCTGCAACAATTGCTGATTTAGAAAAGATTGTTGCGGCTGAAAATCTTGCCGCCACTACAGCAACCAATCTAGCCGGTGGTGAATTTGCTGGTTACGACGCCGCTGTAGCGGCTAACGCTGCGGCAAATAATACAGTTATTAACAACGCAGAAGCAGACAATCTTGATCAAGCGGCTTATTTAGCTAAACTACGCAACCCAACCGGAACGACCTTTACCTTTGATGGCAATACTTACGCTATGGGTACGTCTAATGCGGCGGTAGAACAGGCTTTAGCAGCTACTCGGGCGCAGACTGCCGCTGATAATTTACAGAGCGACATTGCTAATGCTTCTTCACGCAGCGATGCGTTTAGGATTGCTCGTGCAGGTTTAGGTGCTGGGCAAACCTTCACTTACAACGGCCAGACTTACACTACTAATACTGCGGAAGAAGATCAAGCAACTGCCAACGCCAGAATAAATGCTTTAAACGCGGCTAATCTTTCCACTCCAACCGCAGCATCGCAAGCCGTTGCCATTCGCAATGAAGCATTACTAAGCGAAAAAGATAATCTTGGTAACTTAAACGAAGTAGATTACTTTTCTAATCCCGGTAATTTCCGTACTCAAAATGATTTAATTGAAAAAACCAAAGTTTATCGTGCCGATCCTAATAACTCAGCCGCCGAAAATAAAAGGCTATACGAACAAAATAAAGCATTAAGCATTGCAAAAGGGGGCCAGTATGCCGCAGATACAATTGCGGCCCTTGAGTCACAGTTTGGTGTAGATTCAAACGTTGCTCGACAGGCTGTCGCAACTGTTACTGCCGCGTTAGGTTCAACTTTAGAATATACGGGTGGAACTCTTTCTGGCTTAGGTATAACAGGCCCAACTAATGCCATAACTAATGCCGCTAAAGAAATAAATAGTGCTGCGTCTGCTTTAAATGCGCCCGGCGTAAATGACGCGGCAGACACTGTTATTACAAACGTATACAACGCAGACGGTTTTATTAACAAAGCCAAAGCACTTGTTAGTTCTGTTATAGACAACCCTAAATCTTTAAATTTACTTGCTGTAGAAGCTGTTCAAGAAGGTATACCTATAGCACTAGGTTATGGGCTTTACACCAACTTAGTAAGATTGGGCGTAGCCGTAAACACAGCTACAAAAGCAGGTATTTTGGTAGATGTAGGTTTGAATGCGGCAGAATCTGGTGGCGCTGCTTGGGTTGAAGAAATAGACAATGGAGCAAAAAACAATCTAACTACTGCTGAAACATTGAATAACGCAAATATTGCGTTTGCAGTTGCTGGCGCAGTTACGGCAGTTACTGGCGGCGTAACTGATATGGCATTAGTCAAAAAAATAAGTAATGCAATAGGTGCGGTATCTTCTAAAATTGCTGTTAATGGCAGTGTACAAGCGGCGGGTGAATTTACTGAAGTTGCGGTTACAAAAGTGATTACGGCGGTAGCAACTGGGCAACCAATTAACCCCAATGCAGTTGTCACTCAATCAATTGTTGAGGCCGCTATCGGTGGTAAAACATCAGCAGTGATAGATGTATCTAAGATACAAACTGTTGTTGATAGTGCTTCTCAGACTTTTAATGCAGAGTTAGCAAAGTCAGGCATTCAGTCTATTGATGGTTCTGGTGACTTATCTTCTTTACAAGACACAAAAACAGGCGCTTTTGTTGTTCCTACCAACGTCACTTCTGACTTAAATAAAGCAGGTCTAGTCGATACTACCGCTCCTACGTTAGTTTCAGAATTAACACAAAGCGCAGGCGCAACATACGCCGCCAACAACCAAGGCACAAACGCCTACTACGACAGTATCAATAGCTTCCTAGCCACCAACCCAACTGCCCAAGAAATTGCAGATGCTAAGTCAGAGTTTAGCGTTAGTGATGCAGACATTGCGGCGGCTCAGACCTATGCGGCTTCTAAAGCAAACACGGCGGCTACTGTAACAGGAGCTGGTGCTACTACAGGAGCTACCACAGGCGCAACAACGGGCGATACAACCGGGGCGACGACAGGAGCCACCACAGGATCGACAACTGGTTCTGCAACAGGCGCTACTGGAACAACCACGGGCGCAACAACAGATGTGACTACCGGAGCCACAACTGGAACAGGCATTGCTACAGGCGTAACCACTGGCGCAACAACAGACACTGGTGGTGTTTCAACTCTAGCCGCCGCAGATGCTAAAGCCAAAGCTGACGCAGCGGCTAAAGTAATTGCAGATGCCAAGGCCGCAGCCGATGCAATAACAGCCGCTCAAGCAACCGCTGAAGCAGCCGCTGCCGCGCAAGTTCTGGCTGATGCCGCTGCTGCAAAAACTGCCGCCGATGCAGCCGCTGCTGCCAAGGTAGCTGCTGATGCCGCTGCTGTTGCCAAGACTGCGGCTGATGCCAAAGCTGCTGCTGAAGCGCAAGCCATCATTGATGCTAAAGTGGTCGCCGATGCTGCTGCCGCCGCCAAAGTTACTGCCGATGCTGCCGCTGCCAAGGCCACCGCTGATGCGGCGGCTGCTAAGGTTGCTGCCGATGCTGCTGCTGCCGCTGTTGGTGCAGCTAAGGTCGCCGCAGATGCCGCTGCAAAAGTCGCCGCAGACGCTGCTGCTAAGTCTGCTGCCGATGCTAAGGCCGCCGCTGATGCAGTGATTGCCGCTGACATTGCCGCTAAAGCTGCTGCTGCTAAAGCAGCGGCTGATGCCAAAATAATTGCAGATGCTGCCGCTAAGGCCGCCGTAGATGCAAAAACTGCTGCGGATGCACAGGCGGCTGCGGATGCACAAGCCGTTGCAGATGCCAAGGTTGCTGCGGATGCCAAAGCAGCCGCTGATGCTCAAACAAAGGCTATTGCAGATGCCAAGGCTATTGCAGACGCTAAAGCAGCAGCAGATGCTCAGGCCGCAGTAGATGCACAAACGGCTGCTGATGCTAAAACCGCAGCAGATGCTAAGACTGCTGCCGATGCTCAATCGGCTATTGATTCACAGATTGCCGCTGACGCAAAGACTGCCGCAGATGCCAAAACTGCCGCAGATGCAAAAACTAAAGCAGATGCAAAAACTGCTCTACAAGTTGCGGCTAAAGCAGCAGCCGACGCTAAAACCGCTGCTGATGCAAAGACTGCGGCTGATGCAAAAACTGCCGCAGATGCTAAAGCCGCTGCGGATGCCGCAGTTAACCCTACGGTTAATCCGACGGTTAACCCAACAGTCAACCCAACGGTAAATCCGACTGTTAACCCAACGGTAAATCCGACTGTTAACCCAACGGTAAATCCAACGGTGAACCCTACCGTTAACCCGACTGTCAACCCAACAGTCAACCCCACTGTAAATCCTACAGTAAACCCAACCGTTAACCCCACGGTAAATCCTACTGTCAACCCTACAGTCAATCCAACTGTCAATCCAACAATTAAAACTGATATAAATACAGATATACCTGATGTTTTAACCGTTGACGGAATTCCTATTCCCGGCTCGTATGTAGAACCGCCTGTTATTTCAACGCCAATTACAACAACTCCATCAATTACAGAAGTTACGTCAACTCCGACCGTTACGCCAGCTACGACGACGACTACGCCAACAACTACGCCACCTACAGTCACTAAACAACCGCCTAAAAAGCAAACTAAAAAGCAGACCCCAGATCAGCCGCAGATGCCACAACAAGGCGGTGGCGGAGGCGGGGAACTAGCTCCTTTGGCAAATGTGTTCTATTACGGCAAAGAGTTTGGCGGTCAGAAGCAACAAGTTGATCCAGCTGGTAATTTAATGATGGCTCCGTATCAGGAGCTAAGTGTGACTAAAGCTGGCGCAGAAGCGCCCGTGCAAGCTATGCCTGTTGCACAAGCGCCCAAAGAAGACGAAAATGACATATCTGCGTTAATACAGCAAATCATGGCATCGAGCGGAAATAACATGACGCAAGAAGAACTTATGCAAATTATTCAATCAAGGGGCTAATATGGATGATGACTACGACTTTTTTGCCGATCCTAGAAATGATGCCTTTTACTACAATGATTTAGGCACGTCTCCATCTAATGCAGACATTTTGTCTAGTATTAGTTACGACCCGGGCCTTTTCGATTCCCTCAAAGGACTACTGTCTGGTAAATCTGGCACAGCTTCGCAAATGGCCTCCTTAGCTGGTCTTGCTGGATTAGCCGGTGCGTTTGGCGGCGGGGGCGGTGGTGGTTTTGCTGGCTATAAAGGCAGTATCCCTAAGTACACAGCATCACGTACACAGTATGCCCCTCCGGTTAGCACGGTGGGTATGGGGTACAAGCCATCTGATACAGAGATCATGACTTACCTACAACGTCCGGGTTTAAACGACTCTATGATTGCTCGCTCAATGAATGAGTTTGGCGTTTCTCCAGAACGGG